ACAGCAAGAGATTCTCAACCTCAAACAGGAGCTACAACGCATATTCACAGACGACAGACTTAAATACGCACAGACTCTAACCGAGACTCAGAAACGCGCACTTATGGACGCTCAAATCGAGCTGGCCAACATAGACAAACAACTACGGGCCGCGCAAATCCGAAACACCGACGCCATCACGGCAACACAAGGAGTAATAACCAGACTAAAGCAATACGAAATACCTGGAGCCAAAAACTCCGCAGAGTTCGAGGAACTACTAAGCACCGAGGCAGGGAATGCAAACAAAGCCGTAGGAGCTATAGCAAACACAGCCAAAGCCATTAGAGAACTTTTCAACAAAAAATGACCATCACACCAGACGGCGAAATTATCGGGGTATTCTGCCGAACCCCTTACAACTACGACACCGACGCGGAAAGCAACCGCACCGGCCTAGCGTGCTCAGACCCGAGCAAAACACAACAAAACTTCAAGGACGAGGCCGACATAAACAACATCGTTGACCGATTCCTAGCATCAGGAGAAATGCCGCAGCAAACACCATTCCCACAACAAGACGAGTTCATGGAAACATTTGACTTCCAAACCTCAATGAACGTCCTGGTACAAGCTGAACGCAGCTTCATGGAACTACCCGCAAAAGTCAGAGCTCGATTCCAAAACGATCCGCAGCAATTCATGGAATTCATGCACGACCCTGAAAACATTCCAGAAATGGAAAAACTAAAACTGGTGACCATACGAAAGGAACCAAAAACGCCGGAACCGACACCGACAGCTACACCAAAAGAGACACCTAAAGAATAGGTGTCACCTGGACCAGTTACATCAAGTAGGGGCCTGGTCCAGATGGGGGCTAACGCCCCCTTGCCCCCCACTTCAAACGGCCCTGACGGGCCGTTTTACGTTACTAAGCAACACGCTAACGCTTATGGCCACATCCCGGCACGCCGGAGGGGGCCATAGGCAAAAGTGAAGTTGACCGGCAAAGCATCGCCGACTTCACACGAACGCGAACACACACGCTAAGCCTCACCCTGATTTACGCTATTCGCTAATCAGGGTTCGCAAAGACAAACACCGGTAACCAACCGGAAAAAGCATGGCAGGCCAACGCTGGAGATAGACACGCTAGGACAACTGCCATACAATCACAACGCGCAATCACGCGCAACAACGAAAGGTAACAATGGCACAAGACAAGACTGACAACGTCACGAAGGACATCTTCAACGAAACCGAACTGCTTCTGATGGCAGAAGCACTCAAAACCCACTCTGAGAAGGTGGGAAGGAAAGCAGCAGCAGACGCCCCCAAAAGCATCAAGGAGCTTTGGAAGGCAGAACTCGAAAAAATCGAACAACTCGCACGAAAGGTACTGAAATGAACTCACGAGCACCAGTCAACAAAGCAGCAAGCGCCCGAAGCTTCAAACGCACGGCAAAAAAGGTGAAACTGGCAAACCTTGCACCCGCACCAATGCGAGGCGGATATCGTCTCTAAATGCCGTGCTACTCACCGATCAGCGGTTACAGAACCGCTAACGGTACGGTAGTTTTCAGCGAACTGAAACGACACGGAGAAAGCAGCCCGATAACCATTGCCTGCGGGCAGTGTATCGGCTGCAAACTGGAAAGGTCTAGGCAATGGGGCATACGATGCACACACGAGCTAAGCCTATACAAACGAAATTCATTCATCACCCTAACCTATGACCCGGAGCACCTACCGTACAGAAACCAACTAACGCATCAACACTTCCAACTATTCATGAAACGACTACGAAAGGCCAACCAACAACTAATACGCTACTACATGGGCGGCGAATATGGCACACAACACGGACGCCCACACTATCACGCCATACTATTCAACAAAGACTTTCCCGACCGCAAACACTTCAAACGAACCGGAAGCGGCGAAAGTATCTACACCAGCGAAGAACTAGCAAAACTCTGGCCGTGGGGGTTTAGCAGTGTAGGAAACGCAACATTTGAAAGCGCCGCATATATCGCGCGCTACTGCCTAGCCAAAAAAACCGGCGAGGAAGCAAAAACCCACTACAAACGACAAGATGAGGACGGCGAATACGAACAAGTACCGGAATACAACAAAATGAGCAACCGACCGGGCATCGGAGCCGACTGGCTGAAGTTCTTTAAAACCGATGTCTACACAGAGGACCACGTGATAGTTAGAGGACACCCGAGCAGGGTTCCCAAATACTATGACAAACTCTTTGACAAAATCGACGAAGATGCAATGCGCCAATTCAAAGAGGACCGGGAATGGCAAGGCTACCAACACAGAGCCGACAACACACCGGAACGCCTGGACGTAAAGCGAATCGTCACAGAAGCCAAACTCAAACACTTGAAACGGGAATTATGAAAACTCTATGTGCACTGTATGACCGAGCCACCGAGGCATACGCACCAATCATGACCACACATACCAGGAACGAAGCTCTCCGCAGCTTCAGACAGGAATGCCAAAACAAGGAATCACCGATCGCCCGGCACCCGACAGACTACGAACTCCACGTCGTCGGCCAATTCAACGACCAAACCGGCGAGATCATCCCTCACAAAGAACTTCTGGCACGCGCTGAGGACCACACATCATGATGTTTAAAAACAAATCCGTCGATCCGCATAACTTCGCCATGATCCCGCGAGCGGACATCCCACGGTCACACTTCCGGATCCAAACCGCCCACAAAACCACCATCAACGGATCACAACTCTTTCCCATATTCGTTGACGAAGTGCTACCGGGGGACGCAATAAACCTACGAATGACAAGCTTCATCCGACTGGCAACACCAACAACACCAGTCATGGACAACCTACGAGCCGAAACATTCTGGTTTTTCGTACCGAACCGCCTGGTATGGAACAACTGGGAGAAATTCCAAGGGGAACAAGACAACCCCGGCGATTCAATCAGCTACGTAATCCCACAAATGGTATCGCCAGCAGGCGGATACCCCACACTATCACTACAGGCATACATGGGATTACCAGCCTCAGGCCAAATAACAGCCGGGCAAACAATCACACACAGCAGCCTACCGCTAAGAGCATACAACCTGATATGGAATGAATGGTTCCGGGACCAAAACCTCCAAAACTCAGTCACAGTAGACAAAGGCGACGGCCCAGACACATACACAAATTACAACCTACTCCGACGAGGCAAACGACACGACTACTTCACAAGTGCATTACCAGCACCGCAACGCGGAAACACACCGGTAAGCCTACCACTAGGCACAACGGCGCCAATACGGGGCCTCTACGTTAACCAATCCGTAACTCAAGCCGTGGCATCAGTGACAAGCCTAGGCACAGCAGCACCCGGAACGGTATCAATGTCCGCAGTGGGCAATATGTGGGCAGCATCCAAAAGCGCCGTAGGCACAGCAGCCGCCACGGCATTCACTGACGCAAACGTAAACATATATGCAGACCTATCAACCGCCACGGCCGCCACAATTAACCAACTCCGCCAATCCTTCCAAATACAAAAACTACTGGAACGAGATGCAAGAGGTGGAACACGCTACACAGAAATTCTCCGCGCTCACTTCGGCGTTATCTCACCTGATGCAAGATTACAAAGACCGGAATATCTCGGAGGAGGAAGCACACTCATTAACATTAACCCTATCGCACAGACTGGCCCAACTGGAACAACAGGCGCTACAACTCCACTCGGCACTTTGTCAGCTATGGGCACTGCAGTCACGCAGGGCGATGGGTTCCACCAGGCGTTCACCGAACACGGACACATCCTCGGACTGTTAATGGTCCGAGCCGACATCAATTACCAACAAGGCATGCGCAGAATGTGGAGCAGAAGCACACGCTATGACTTCTACATGCCAGTATTCGCACACCTCGGAGAACAAGCAATTCTCAACAAAGAAATCTACGCCACTGGCGTAACAGCACAAGACAACGCTGTATTCGGATACCAAGAACGATGGGCAGAGTACCGCTACCTACCAACAGTAATCAGCGGATATTTCCGAAGCACAACAACGCCCACGATTGATTACTGGCACTATGCGCAAAAATTCACCGCGCTACCAACACTAAACGCCAGTTTCATCGAAGACCAAACAAAGGAAGTACTCGAAAGGACAACCGCCGTTGGAGCAGCCGCCAACGGCCAACAACTCCTGGTAGATGCATTCTTTGACATCAAAGCAGCAAGACCGCTGCCCATGTACTCCGTACCAGGTCTAATCGACCACTTTTAACCATGGGCCTATTCTCCGTAATAGGCGGGCTATTCGGAGGAGCTGGGGGCGTCATCGGCGAAATAGCCGATGGCCTCCTGGCCCGAGACGACGCCA